GAGCGGTCTTTGACCGACGACTTGGCAAGCGCCATCATGTCCTGCGTGGTGTTCGACCCGCCGGGCAATTTGGTGCCGGATACACTCTTGCTCGCTCGTTGGAGGTCGGCCGCTATTGCGCGCAGCGACGCCATTTGCTCGGGAGGAAATATCTGCTCCAGAGCAGGCGATGACTTGCGAATGAACGTCTGGAAGGCATCGCTCTTGAGCGTCGTCTCGCCGGTATTGCCGGCCAGCGTGTTGCCCTTCATCTCGCGCATGATGTATTCGGCTACCGCACGGCGCAGCCCCATGCGAGCCGATGTGCTGCCGGCAGTCATCGCCGCCATGCGCCGCATATCGGCCACCGCCGTGTCCGACTTCAGGATGCGCCCAACAGAAGCAACTGGGTCGGCATCACCAAGGAAACGGCCGGCGGCGGACTGCTGGAATGCGCGCTGATCGGCAACGCGCTTTTGTTGCGCCTCACGAAAGACGCCCTTGGCGGCACCCTCGGCGGTATCCCGCGTTGCCTCGGCGCGTTCTGTCGCGGCGTCGAATGCCTGCCGCGCCGCCACTGCGTTCGATCCCATCTGCCGCAGTTCCGGCAGCACGGTTGCGGCCTCGTTGTGCCCAGCCAGCCATCGCTGCGCCTTGGCCGGATCGAGCGTGCCATCCGGGTTTTCCGCCGCGCGTCGCAGATCGAACGCGGCATAGTCGATCAGCGCCTGCCGAGGACCGCCGGCTTTCAGGTATGCCTGGATGCGTTCCGCCGCGCCCTTGCCGCTGAACAGCGTGGCCGGCACCTGCGATGCGTGCAGCGCAAAACTGTCGGATGTGCGGCCCGGTTCGACCACCTGCCCGACGCCCGGCGCGTTGGTGAATGTCTCGTGCCGCTGGCGAGTAGCGTTGCGTGCCGCGCCATAACGCTCGGACGCGGCGGCGTTCCAGTTGGGGGTTAGGGGCGGCTCGCCCTGAAGGCCCGTAGCTCTCGCAGCACTTCCAGGTCGCCGTCCCGCTTGGCCCGCTGCTCCAGTTCCGCCACGAACGGCATTCGGTCCCAGTCCTCCAGCGCCTCCAGTATCAGGGCCAGAGCGCGTCCCGGTGGATGCGTTTGTTTCAGATCGTCGGGAGAGAAAGTCCTGAGCTTCTGCATGGAGACGCGCCATCATAGTCGCATCGGGTGACATTGCGCCACTGGCAACCGCCTGCGCCTCCTGCGTCGCCTTCTCCTGCAACGCCGGCTCCATCGCGTCGTGGACGGAATCCAGTAACTGGGACAGCCGCCCATAGGTCTGCGTCTTGCCATTCGCCATCATCTCGGCGCGCATTGCGTCGGTGATACGGCCGCGCAGCGCGCCCAGTTCAGCGAACGGCTGCACGTCCGGCAGCGATGCGGCTTGCGCGAAGATTAGGGCCGGCTCGCCGGTCAACGGCGCGGCATTGACCGGCTGCGACGCCGCCATTTGCTTTGCCGCCTGCCGCACCGGCGTCATGTTCACGGCCAGCGTGCCGTCCGGGTCGATGGCATTCCAGAGGTTGCTTTCTTCCTCTTTGGCTGCCGCGTTCGCCGCAACCAACGGCTGCCGCATGGCCGCGCCGTAACTCTGAAGCGCGGTCTGCTGCTGGTCAGCGCCGGCAGGGACGTGGCCGCCGAGCAAGGATGTTTCGCGCTGGGCTGCGCTCAGTGCCGCCGTCTGCGGCACCGCCTGCGCCCCCTGCGCCGCCTCGTATTGCCGCAACGCAAGTGCCTCGCGCGTCGCGTTGGCGGCGTCCATCCGGTCCATTGCCGCCCGTACCGTCGTCATGACGTTCTGCGGATTGGCGGCTTGCGGGGCGATGCGGGGATCGTTCAGGGCATCGACACGCTTCTGGTTCTGCTCGGCGGCGCGCGAGAGAAACATATCCGGCCGCTGGGCTGCGGATGCGCGCTCCAGATTGCCCAACCCCTGATCGCCCGAGACCTGGAATGTCGTGCCCTGCGATCCCGGCACCAGTTCATGTTGATTGGTGCCAATGTCGTCGGCTGCCTGCGCCGGATTGGTCGCAGCACCTTGCAGCCGTTCCGCCGCGAGGTTGGTGCGCCCCGTCGATGAGAGCGGCCCCCACATTCGGCTTGCAGCGGAACCGAGACCATCCCAGACGGCCTTGACCCCGGCTTCGGTGGCTCCCGCAGCGCCACCCGCGCCGATCTGCCCAGCGAGATTGGCGAGCGGCTTGGCCCATTCCGGGGCGGCATCCTCGGCCTTCTGGCCGCCTACACCTGCCGCAGCACCCGTGAACGCCTGCCCCGTCGTGCTACCCGCGCCGAACGAATCCTGTAGCGCGCCGGCCATGCCGCCGAGTTCCGGCAACGCCTTGGCGACGCCGCCCGGCAGAACCATCGACGCAGCGCCGGCACCGGCCGCACGCAACGCCCGCTCGCCGCCATTGGCTGGGGCTATGTCTCGCGGGTCGATGCCGAGTTGCGATTCGCGGTCTTTCAGCCAGTCCGACCCACCCACCGGATGGTCGATCGTCGGAATGTCGCTGCCGGTGAGCGCGTTGATGCCGCGCGGAATGAGGTTCAGTGCGCCCGTCGCGATGTCAACCGGCGCGCCGAGAAACCCCATCGTGGTTTCGTTGGTGCCGGCGCCGAAGTTTGCGACTGGGCCTGTGCGCTTGGGGGATGGTGTAGCCTGCTGCGTGTCATGAGCGAGCAGAGCGGCAAATGGGTTCGGTGCCGAATCACCGGATGGCGCGGGCGTGGGATAGACGCTCTCTCGTGAAACTACTGGGCCGTCTTTGCCAGCCGGACGTAACCATACACTATGCGTAGATGGCGACGTGCCAGACTCATATGGGGTGCCCTCGTTCTGCAACCATCCGCTGATGTCGGGCGGCGGCGTCGAGGACGGCGCTTGCTGTGATGCCCCTTGTGCAGCAGGCGGCGCTGTATCCTGCGCAAGCAACGCAGCAAATGGGTTGGGCGCGTCGGTCATTGCCCCAGCGCCGCCCTGGACGCATTAGGTCCGAATATGGCATCGAACTGCGGTGCCATAGCTGGAGTCTTGCGGAGCGCCGCCACGGAACTCGGACTGCTGCGCCAGTCGGGGAAGTTAGGTTGCGCTGCGCCCTGCTGTCCGCCGCCCTGTGGCTGCCCCAGCCGCTGCCTCTTGGCATAGTCCCCAAACGTCTCGTTCGGCTGCCCCTGCGTCTGGAACATGGTCACGTCATGCTGGGTATAGGGAACCACCTTCTGCATGGTCCCGATGATGTTGGTAACGAGGTCTTTCTGCTGCTGCGGAATGCGCGGATTTGATAGGCTCGGTTCCAGTCCCTTCTCCACAATCTGGCGCAATTCCGCCATTTTGCGCAGTTTGGTTTCCTCACTGTCGCCTTCCTTGAGGGTGACGGAATCCATCGAATGCGTGAGTGACCCAGCAGGAGCCAACCCCTGCGCCTCGATGGTGGCGAGGTTGCGCGAAACGCCAGCGATCATCGTGTTGTAGTCCTGCACCGACTGTGGGGTCAGCGAGTTGGCAAGGCTTTCCTTGAGCGCGCCGAATATCCCGTTGCTCTGCTGACGACCGCCCAACCAGCCCGTTGACGTGGTTTCTGTCGGCAACTCCATGATGTTGGATGCCGACGTGGCTGCTTCGTTGCCTGCCGCGATGACGCGGTTAATCATCACTCCCTCGCGGCCACTGATTTGCCCATTGGCGCCAGCTTTATTCGGGTCCGTCCTGGTCGGAATGAACTCAGGTGCATGGAGGCCGGTGTTATCCAACTTCATCTCGCCCGAGATCGGCGGTCCCGTCGGATTGTCGGGGTCCGGCTGCGTGACCTGCTGATAGGTGAATTTGCCGAGATCGAGGCGCTTGTTTTCGAGCGCAAGCCCCTGCGCTTTCAACCCCAGTTCGCCCTGCTGAATGCCCAGTTCGCCTTGGTGGTAATTCGCGGTTTCTGCCTGTGCCGCATCAGTCTGCGCCAGCCGTGCCTTCGTATCCGCCACCGCGTCAGTCATCTTCTGCGCGTCGAGTTTGAAGCCTTGAAGCGCACGCGCCCCTGTGTCCTGCGCCGTATCCTGCTGCTGCTGCAACTGATCCGCGCGCTGGTTCTCGCCGGCATACAGCTTCAGCCCCTCCAGCGCCCCCTGGCCGATGTTGGCCACGCCGTTGGTGGACTTGCCGCCGAGGATGCCGAGACCCGCGCCGAGCACGCCAAGCCACGGGGCCTGCGCGCGAATGGCCGCCACGTCGCCGGATGGGCCTTGGCGCGGCTTGTAGTCCACGGCGTACGAGCTGGGTGCCGCACCCTGGTCGGGAGGTCCGGCAATGCCGCCAGAAGGCGCACCCTGGTCGGGCGGGATGGGTGGAACGGGAAGGTCATCGGGAATGTTGCCGCTGTCGGCCCGACGAATGATCCCACCGCGAGCATTGCCGTCGCCGCCATCTCCACCGTCGCCGGCGGACCCACTGACGCCTGCCGCATTGCCCGCAGCCGCGACGCCGCCGATGCCGCCGTCCGCACTGTCTCCAGGCGAGCCGCTGACGCCTGCCGCCGGCCCGGCTGCCACCACGCTCGCAACGCTTGGCCCAGCAGGTGTAATCCCCGTATGCCCCCCGCCAATGTTGCCCGAGCCGCCGGCATTATCGCTCGCGCCGCGATTGATGGTGATGCCCGGTGCCACGGTCGTGCCGCCCGGCGTTGCCGGAGTGGCCGCCGGCACGAAATTCGGCTGCGCCACCGGCGACTTGGTGCCCGCGCCGGGGCTGCCCATGTTGCTGTTCAGGTAGTTGGTCAGCGCAGGTGACGCGGCCGACCCTCCCGCCGAAGCACCGGGATTGAACCCCAGTGTCGGCACGCTCACCCCGCCGTTCATGCCTGGCGCAACCGACACCGAGATCGCGCCGCCCGGTCCACCGCTCAACTGCGGCACGGTGACACCACCCCCCGGCGCATAGCCCATGATGCCGCCCGCGTGGAAGCCCGGCGGATGCGGCATCGCAATGTGCGTCATGCCGCCGATGTGCGGCATTCCGCCGATGATGCCGTGCGTTCCGGTCGCGAGGTGCGCGGACGGATGCGATGCCAGGTTGTCGTTGCCGGCGATGCCGCCGCCCCATGCACGCGCTGGGATCGCGCCGCCGCGTTTGGCGAGAAGTGCGCCGAGGGCATCGCCAGCCCCGGAAATGGTGCCCGCGCCAGCCGCGTCGGTCGCGCCGCTGCCAAACAGGCTGCTGAGCCACCCGCTCGACCCAAACCCTCCCGTCAGCCCGGCGACGCCAAGCCCCGTCGTGGCCGCGCCGGTAATGTCCGACAGCGCCGACGGCGTGCTGGTGCTGGAACTGGACCCGGTGCCTCCAGCCGCCGATCCCGTGCCCTCGGCAATGCCGCCCAACCAGCCCGTGGTCTGGAATGGGTATGCCTGCTGCTGCTGGAACTCCTCATACGGGACATTGAGATTTGCCTGCGCCAGCGACTGCTCGGCATTGCCGGCCGACATCTGCGCATTGGCCCCGGTCAGGGTGCTGTTCTGCGCCTCTTGCCCAAGGCTGGACATGCCGAACGCAGCCTGCGACCCAAGCCAGTCCTGCGCCTCGTCGGCACCGAGATATGACTGCCCGACACCCTGTTCCAACTGCGCCTGCGTGGTGGCTCCAGACTGCGCCAACTGCCCGGCGGAAGTGGCACCCGTCAGCCCCAACTGCCCGGCCGACGTGATGCCCGACAGTCCAAGCTGGCCGGCGGAGGACGCGCCAGACACGCCCAACTGCCCGGCGGACGTGGCTCCCTGCAATCCCAGCGCGGCCTGCTGTTCGGCGGCGGCGGTCGCATTCTGGTATCCGGTGTTCTCCAGCCCGGCGATGACCGGCGCCTGCGCCTGCGCCTCCTGCCCGGCCGCCACGCCCTGCGCCACCGCAGACCGATCGCCGCCATAGGCACCCTGCGCCACCGCATTTCCGGTCAGGGCCTGCGATGTCTGCGCATTCTGGTTGTTGAACTCGGCCTGCGTCGCGCCGACAACCTGCTGCGTGTAGGGGCTTTCGAACTGGTTGATGGAGTTCGGATTGAAGGCGGTCGAGGCGGAGTTGATGCCGGCTACGCCCGTGTTCGCCGCCGTCTGCACGCCGGTCGCGGTGTTGATGCCGGCGTTGGTGTCGCCCTGACCAGCCGCGTTCGCCGCCGTCTGGATGCCGCCTGCGCCCGCATTGGCGGTATTCGTCACCGCGCCGTTGGCCGCCGCGTTCAGGTAGTTCTGCGACGCCTGCCCCATCACGGGTTGCGTGATGTTGCCGAACTCCTGCGCCGCCGAGTTGATATACGGATCGGCGATGCCCTGCGACGAATCGACGGTGTTGATGGCCGAAGTCTGGTCCGGCGAGAACCCGGCAACCTGATTGCCGGCGTATTGCTGTAGCGGCTGGGAAGCAACGTTCTGCGCTTGACTTAGAACGTTCTGGTAGGCGTTCAGATATTGCTGCGGCGGCGCGCTGTTCTGCGTGACAGTATTGGTCCCGCTTTTCCCGCTCATGACCCGCTATCCTCGAACGGCGACGGGTAGAGGAACGATGCCCCCGTCAGCGCGAACTTCCGCCGATACAGCATCACCTTCTCCTTGACGCGCTTCGTGGCGAGCACGCCGAACAGAACGAAAATCCTGTATCCGAAATCCTTGCTCCAGAAGTCGCCGACCCACCTTTCGTATGCCAGCAGATCATTGATATGATTGCTGCGCCGATGGTCTGGATGCACATAGTTCAGCATTTCACAGACATAGTATGACTTGCTGAACCACCACTGACACGGAATCATGATGCCAACCGCGATGATGCTGCGGTCTGGCCCGTCGATGACGATGACGATGCCGCCCCTTTTTTGAGTGCCGGCCTGGATATGGTCCAGAACCCGTTCCTCATCTATTGGGGCAATTTTGCTGGCATTCTCCTGAAGATCCCGCAATACGAGCGCCAGGACCTTTTCTTCGTCCGCCACGGTGGCAAGCCTGACATTTGCCGGCCTTTTCGTCGGTCCGCTGTGAATGGTCCGATCCTTCGTCGCCGCCAGCATCAGCCCCAACTCGCGACGGCCGCGCTTGACATCACCGTTGCCGAGGCGCGCGAGTTGTTCCGGCGTGACGATCATGGAACCGTCCGGCAGCGTCGTGCCGTTGTCAGGCGTCGAGAGGGGTGCCAGGGAGTTCATGCCGCTGTTTTCACCGGGCCGGGCAGCTTTTGCAGCTTCTTGACCTGTCGGCCACGCTCCTCCATCACCCAGCGATCGAGGATTTTGTGGCCGCGCTTGCGATCGCCGCCGCCAATCTTTTCAACATCTTCCGGCGCGACAACGAACTCGCCGTGGCTCAGCATCACCGGACGCATGTTGCCTGGAGCCACGCCGCCGGCCCGTCGCGCTTCCTGGGCCATGTAGGCGCGATGTTGCTGTTCGAGTTGTGCCCGCAGTTCTTCAACCTTCTTCCTGACATATGCCTCCCATTCGCCAGGAGGGATAATCTCGTCAGGTTGCCGCGACTGATCGTTACCGTGGGCAAGACGTAGTGGAGTGCTTCCGCCCGCCTTGAACCCGTCGCTGCGCGCCATCGGATGCGGTGGCCCGTGTCCGCCGACCTGCCGCACCTGCGGCGTGCCCCACGGGCCGGTGGAGATCGCCTCCTGCATGATCCGCGCGCCGGCCAGCGAATTGCCCTCGCCCAGCCCCGCCACCACGTCGGCCGGGATCACGTAGGAACCGCCCGGAGCCTGGGTCTTGACCGCATCCGCGCGCCCCTGTGTCGACCCGGCCAGGAACCCCGAGCCGCCGCGCAGGTCCGATGATGCCTCCTGGCGCGTCCACCACGGCGTGGCCTGGGATGCCGACATGCCCATGTCGCCGCCCATGTCGCGGCGCGGCACCTTGCCACCGCGCGCCTGTGCGCTCGCGCCGGCGGTGCCCATCGGCTGCTGCTGCTGTGGCATCTGGCCCGGCATCTGTCCGGGAGCCTGCTGCGCCACCGGCGTCTGCGATGCCGCCGGTTGGGCCAGCTTCTGTTGCAGCACCTGACGCACGATATTGCCCTGCGGAGAGCCGCCGAGCATCGCCACCATCTCCTGCAACTTCTCGACCGGCATGGACTGGTAGCGTTGCACCATTCCTTGCGTGAGCGGGTTCATGGTCGATGATGTCGGCGTTGGTCCGCCGATGCCGCCTCCCATGTCGAACCCCGCTATGCCGCCGCCGTGAGCATGTGCCCACGGCTTGCCCTTGTCGGAATGCAGCCATTCGTCGACCTTGGCTTGCGACATGCCGGACTTCTCCTGTGCCGCTGGATTGGAGTGCAGATAGCCAATCCAGCGGTGCTGGGCGGCGGAGGCGCTAGGCATCCGGCACCACGGCACCGAACACGGCCGCCGCGTTCAGGATCGTGACGATGGACTCGGCGACGTGGCGCGGCATTCCGTAGCCGGCGGTTGCCTTGTCGGTTTCCCAGCCCGGCGCGTCGGGATCGCGGGAGAGCGTCCATACGAGGCCCCTGTCCGCGTCGGGTGCCGCGTTGGGGTCCGTCACCGGGGCAGCCACCGCGTACCACAGACCAGGAACTCTCGCCGGCAGCGGAGCGTCCACCGGCGGCACATTGGACGGCATGGGCGCGGGTGCCTGTCCAACTGGCGTCGGGTTGACCATCGCCTGCTGGCGCTGCGCCGCCGCGTCTCGTTCTTTCGCTTCGCGCTCCTTGTGCCCACCTTCCATAAAGTCCTTGATATGCTCGCCGACCGTCTCGTGTTTCGCGCCAACCTGCTCATGCTTCGGATCGTTCACGGCACTACTCCTCCATTTTGCAAAGCCACGATCAGTGTCCCCAACGCCTCGCTGGTTTGCAGCAGCGTGGCCGTGCCGCCGTTCAGCGCGTTCGATGGCGTCAGGTTCGTCACCGTCCATGCCGCGCCCGCAGGTGCGTTCATGCGGCGGATTTGCAGTTCCAGCGCGTCCACCAGCGCGTTCGCCCAGTTCTTGATGTCCTGCGGCTTGGCGCTGGTCAGCCGGGGCAACTTCGGCATCGGCACGTTCGCGGGCATCAGAACCTCCCGTCAGCCGCCATTCGCACCCGCAGCGCGCCCAACCGCCAGAACAGCCCGATCTGTCCGTAATGGTTGGAGAACGACACCGACATCTGCCGTCCGCGCAGCCGCAGCGGAATGTATTCGGTGGCTGTAGAAACCAGGAACGGGTTGCCATAGGCCGTCGTCGGCGCGTCGGCCGAGTAGCGTTGCGTGGTGACGCCGATTGCCATGAGAGAACCGCCGGTCATGATCTGGTCCGGTTCCAGGAAATCGCAGAACATCATTTCCTGGCCTTCCGCGATGTCGATGTCGCCCGATTGAAGGTTCCACGCCATCGCGAACTGACCGGCTGCGTATCCCGTCTCCTGCGCCCACGACGCGCCGGTGGCATCGAACGCCAAGGGCGTGCCGAATACGTTGATGTCTTCCCAGGCAGTGCGCGCCACCGAGGCCACGCCGCCGGATGCCACATTGCTGCCGAACGTCCATGACGACTCGGCGAAGTTGTAGATCACGTAGGAGTCGTTTTCGGTGGCGTTCAGGCTGGGGTAATCCCAGCGCACCTCGTTGAACTGCGAGTTCAGCCCGCAGAACACCTTGCCGACCTGCGCGCGATTCAGGTTCTTGTAGACGATATCGCGCACCGGGCAGTCCAGCACCTGGACCACGCCGTTGTACCACATGAAGTTCAGTCCGCTCATCCAGAACGCGGCACCGTTGATCGAAGCGGCGGCGTTCGGCCCGAGCAGTCCACATGCGGTGCCCAGTTGCTGGAACGAGTAGACCAGTTCGCCGCTGATGAACTGCATGGAGTAGAGCGCGGTATCGGACCAGATCAGGTTCTGTTGCGCCGACCGGCACCCGTACAGCAGCACCGAACCATCGGTCAGATGGAAGTTGCCGGCGTTGTTGGCAGCCGCCGCAATCCACGTCCCGTAGTCGCCCGAGTTGCACCACGACACCAGCATCGGGTCCTGGTTGCCGCCGCTGGCCGGGTTGGTGCCGAGTGCTACGATCTGCTCGGCCGAGTTGGACACGAAGATGCTGTTGACGATGGTCGGCGCGGCACTGAGGATCACCGCCCGCGTATCAACGCCACCGCTCGGCAGCCACACGTAGATCCCGCCGCCGCGCGGACAGGCGATCATCTGCTCGCCGAAGTTGTCCAGTGTCCAGATCGCCGGCAGTTGCGTGCCAGCCGTGGCCCCGGAACGCGGCGTGCCCCAGGTGCCCTGGCCCCAGGTGCCCGCCCCCCAGCCATTGGCCGGCATCTGGTCCGCACCGCCCGGCATCACGAGATAGGCCAGCGTCGGCGTGCCGCCGCCGGTTGCTGCCGATGTCGCCGCCGCCGCCGCCGTGATCGTGTAGCTGGTGCTGCTGATGACGGTGACGACGACGTATTCGCCCGTCAGCGTCAGCCCGCCGACCGCCGTGCCGCCGGAGATTTCCACGAACTCGCCCACCATCGGCGCGATGGTCTGGCCGCTGTCCAGCACAGTGACGGTGGCGCTGTGCAGGGTGGTGGTGAACGGGTTGGTCGGCGTGGTGGTGGTGGCAACCGGCGTCACGTCGTAGGGCGTGTTGCCCTGGAACACATACAACCGCTGATTGGTGCCAGCGCCCAGTGTTGCGATGCCGGCCAGCGTCGACCATGCGTGCATCCCCCGGCAGACGCCCTGCACGTCGATGGTCGAGAATGGCTGCCAGCCGCCATAGACCTCCGGCAATCCCTCGCGGAACCGGATCAGGTTGGCGACCGACCAGCCGCCCTCGTTCAGCAGGAACGTCTTTTGGGTGTTGATGCCGGGTTGGAGGAGGAGTTTCTTGATGGGCATCGGGTCACAGCGTGAACCAATTGAGCGTCGTCAGTCTCCAGAACCGCTGCCCGAGCAACACGCTTCCCTGGATGATCTGGTGCGGCAAACCGGCCGCGAACCCGTTGATGTTGCTTGATGAGTTCGGGGGGTAGACGAACAGCGGATTGCTGCCGGAGTTGTTCAGCACCTCGACGATGGTGCCGACCGGCGTGTTCGGATTGAGCCGCACGCCGGCGTTGGCGACCGTGTTCACCACGTAGGATGTCTGCGACGCGCCCCAGAACGGCGCGGTGAGCGGGCCTTGCAGCAGCGTCGCGGTGGCAAGCGTGGTGCCCGCCGAGGTGAAGGTGCCGAACGATCCGGCGACCCATGAGCCGGTGATGGCTCCCTGCGCGGTGATGTTGCCGCCCTCGCCGGCATTGTAGCCGACGGTGATGTCGCCATACTGGTCGACGGCCATGCCGGTGGCGCCATTGGTGCCGAACCCGACGCCGGGCGCGGTGACGTTGGTGCCGTCGCAATAGAACATCGTCCACGACGAGTTCGGCGGCAGGGTGAGCGCCGCGCCTCCGCCGGTGGTCAGGATGACGTTGCTGCCGCCCGACGTGAAGTTCGCCGCCCAGCCTATCTTGAGCACGCCGGGAATGGTCACGGTGCATGTGGCGACGATTGACCCGACGAACGGATAGAGCAGTTGGCTGGACTGGTTGACCGCGCCGTTGGTGCTGGTCAGGGCCAGCGTGGTCAGGCCGGTCAGGCTGATGCCGCCGGCACCGCCCGCGTATCCATTGTCGCCGGTGATCGCGGCTTCCAGCTTCTGGTACTGGACGTTGGCAATCATGCCCCAGGTCGAGGCATTGCCGCCGGTGGCTTGCAGATCGAGTTGCAGGCTGGGGGTGAAGGTGTCTGTCATGTCACGCCTTTGGCGCTACAAAATCCGGCGCAAGCCCACGGCGGCGCAGTTCCTCGTTCGTCGCGATGGTCTTCAATTCCTGGTACGTCCCTTCCCAACTCATCGCCATCTTCGGATCGTCCGCCTGACTGCCGAAATTGCGCAGCAGCGCCCCCGTCATCCAGATCATCACGGCGGCCGTGAGCAGTTCCGGGTAGGTGGTGGCGAGATAGGTGGTGGGGTTCTCCGCGCTGATCGGCAAGGGCTGGAACAGGCCGGTGACTTCCACCGTGTAACCAGCGTCTGGCGTCGGGCAGTAGACGATGGTGTGGTCGTCGCGCATTGCCCAGTAGCGGCCGATCTGTGCCGACTGCGACGGCGGCCAGACCAGCGCCTCATCCGGCCAGATCAGGTCGATGGCGTCCAGCGTCACCTTGTCGAACGGCGTCCGGTAGCCGGCGGCTGGCGGTGTCGCAGGCGGCGTGATCATGGCAACCCCCTCGACCACCATTGGCAGCGGCAAAGCCAGCGTGTTCAGGTCCAGGCTCCGCGAGCCGGCGGTGGCCGTGCCGGTGGTCTGCGTGCGCGTGGCAAGCAGGATCAGATCCTTGTAAATCCGACCCTCGGCGTAGCTCGTCGCCTGCGGAAACAGCGTGTTGAAGTCCGCCGTCTGCGCATTGTACGGGTAGGGCGCCTGCACGAGCGCCGCCGTCACCGTTTCCAGAAGGGTGGTCCAGGTCAGGGCGGCCATGACAACTCCGATCGAACTCCGATAGAACGCCGATCGAACTCCGATAGAATGCCGATCGAACTCCGATAATGGCGTGGCGCACCGTTTCCAGGAGGGTGGTCCAGGTTAGGGCGGCCATGAGGTGCCTGCCACTTGCTCAAAACCCCCGAGCAATATTGAGCAACCACGCATTCGCGCCAATTCGCGCCAACCTTCGCCAATTCGCGCCAAATGGCAGAAAACCGCGGAATTTTATCGCGCCAATTCGCGCCAGGTTGCGCCAGTTTGCGCCAACCGCCTGCTCAAAACCCCCTGCACACTTTCGGGCAATATCGGGCAATCACGCCTCCCAAGCCCAAAGCGGCACGTTCGCGGTCAGCCCGATCGCCGTGATGGCACCCTGATAGACCGTGCCGAACCCCTGCGCCGTGGCCCAGAACCACGCGCCGCCCGGCCCGATGGCAAGGTTGGTCGTGGCCCCGAGGATCGCCGTGCCGGTGGAAAAGAACGACACCGGCTGCGCGGGATTGTAGAGCAGCAGCCATGAACGGTTCGGATTGGCCGGCACCCATGGCAGCGTCTGGTTGGTCGCGGTGACGACGATGCTGTCGTCGGTGTTCGGCACCGGCGTCGGAATGCCGGACAGTTGCGCCACCTGTTGCAGCACGCTGGCCTTGTCGGTCGGGTAGTTGCCCGGCGTGCTCTGGCCGTCCCAGGCGCCGCCCGTGCTGCCCACGCCGATGGCACTGACGCCGATGATGAAGTAGCCGATGCCGGCCGGAGGTGCTGTCGTGGCCGACGTGCCGCCGTCCAGAACGTATTGCGTAAAGCCCTGGTTGCCCGGCGTGGTGGCCGGCGCCATGCCGGTGGTGTCATAGGACGGGCGCGGATTGGAGCGCGGATAAGGATCGGGCGGCAGGATGATGGAGCGCAGTTGCTCCTGGGGCACGTCCAGGCAACGATGGCAGACGAGATAGCCGGTGTCGCGCAGCGCCACGCCGCCCCATTGGAACTGGCGGGCAAGGTCGTCGAGTTGATACCAGAAGCCGCACGTGTCGCATTCCCCCATCGCGCGAGGATTGCGGCGACTGAGGCGTGCGTGGCCGGCGTAATTGCCGATGGGCATTTACCCAATCCGCCCATAAATGCCCACGTTGGGCTGCAAGATCATCGGCCCGGCTTCCTGATCGTTGGTCGCGAAGTCGGCCCATGCCTCAAGCGCGTCGGCCTTGCGCGCCTGATACTGTGCGGGCGCGAACTTGACCGCCAACCGGGCCGCCAGCGCCGCGCACAGCGCATCGAGGCCGCGATACACGATGTCGGGGATCTGACCGGATGTGATGACCGAATCCTGAATGCGTTGCAGCCCGAACCAGTTGCACACATAGGTCGGCGCGCCGGCATAGGGCGGCTGCCACAGCGTCACCTGCGGGACTTCCAGGCGCTCGAACCAGAACTGCGTCGGCGTGCCGGGTTGCAGCTTGTTGGGGATCATCGCGTATTGCGTGCGCGTGATCGGCACCATGATGCGGTCGGTGTTGAAGCCCGCGCCGTCGCCGTTGATCTGGGTATACCAGAACTCGGTGAGCGTCACGAGGTTGGTCGGCAGCGTATAGACCGCCTGTCCGGCCACGAGATTGATCGTGCCGGTGATGATCTCCCACAGGTTGATGCCGAGGTTCGACCACCGCTGCAACTCAAGGTTCAGGCTGATGCGCGCCGAGATGATCGCATGGCGGTCCAGCATCGACGGCCGCAGCCCAATCCGGTCGAACGCCTCGAACGTAACCTGTGCATTGGACAGGTTAAAGTTGTAGGTTTCGCTGGTATCGCCGGGGCCGGCTATCGGCGTGGGCGTGGGAACAGGAGTGGGCGTCGGTGTTGGAACAGGGGTCGGTGTTGGTGTGGGAGTTGGGGCCGGTGTTGGCGTCGGGGCCGGAACCGGGGTCGGAGTGGGCGCCGGCGTGGGGGTCGGAACCGGTGTTGGGGCTGGAGTGGGCGTGGGGACCGGCGTCGGGGTGGGTGCCGGTGTGGGCGTTGGAACCGGCGCCGGAGTGGGCGTCGGAGTTGGGACTGGCGTGGGCGTGGGGGTCGGAACGGGCGTCGGAGTAGGTGTGGGAACCGGATTGTCCGCCACCACGATGACGCCCGGCGCACCTGCGCCGCCCGTGCCGTACTGCGCCGCGCCGCCACCGCCGCCGTAGTTGCCGCCGGCCCCTGCCGTGCCGGCCTGCGCGCCGGTGCCCGTCGCACCGCCGCCGCCGCCGCCAGCGCCCGCCGATCCGCCAAGTTCGATGCCCGGACCGCCTGCGCCGCCGTTGGCAGCCGTGCCGAACAGGCCGCCGCCTGCCCCGCCGCCGCCGCCTGCCGTGCCGGGGCCGCCCGCGACACCGAATCCCGATCCTGGAACGCCTGCGCCAGTGCCGAAGTAATTGTTGCCGCCGGCACCGCCGACGCCGCCCGTGGTTCCGGTGCCGCCGACCGTGCCGCCGCTGCTGCCGCCACCGCCGCCGGGGGACGCGCTGGCCGGGCTGCTGCCGCCGAGCTTGCCATCGCCGTAGAGACTGGCCGCGCCACCGCCGCCGGCCGTGCCGACATTGTTGCCGTTGGCTCCCGCGCCGCCGCTGTAGCGGATCAGGCCGGTGCCAGCCGACGCCTGGCCGCCCAGGCCGCCAGAGCCAAACCCCGAGCCACCTGCGCCCGGTGCGGCGGCCAGCAGCGCAGTGGCGAACGACGTGCCGCCGAACCAGGCGCCGGTGCCAGATCCAGCGTTCTGGCCTTGAACGCCGCCCGGCCCGATGCCGAAATTGTAGCTGCCGCCCGGCGTCAGGCCGAGGTTCAACCCCTGCGAGAACCCGCCACCGCCACCGGCATCCGAGCTTGCCGCGCCGTTGCACCCGGCACCGCCGTCGGCGATGACATAGATCGAGTTGTCGCCGGGGTTGAAGTTGCTCGGCAGCACGTAGGGCGAAGTCGATGCCCTGGTCAGGATGGTGTAGCGCGAGTAGGCCGGGGGCGGCGTCGGGACGGGGGTTGGTGTCGGAACCGGAGTCGGGGTCGGCGTTGGAACCGGCGTGGGAACCGGCGTGGGCGGCGGAAGTGGCGTGGGCGTCGGCGTGGGCGCGATCGAGGCGGCAGCCGTGGTAATCGCCGAATAGTTGCCGGTATAGAACGTCGCGTCATAATCGCCAGCGCCAGCGTTCGCGTTGGACTGGTTGTAATAGCCGTCGTTGCTGTGAATGTCCCACAGCGTGACGCCAACCGTTCCGCCGGTGCCGTTGACAATGGCTTGGTAATCGGATGCCCAGCGGCCGGGATTTCCCGGGAAGACGTTCCCGTCAGGTCCGAACCAGTTGCCGGTTTCGTGGAGCAGCATCGGCACATTGCCGTTTGCCGAACTCCACGTCGTCATGTTCGAGAGGAACGACGCTTCGCTGCTGGTGATGTCGGCAGGAACCGGCGTGGGACTGCCGCTGCTGCTGCCGTTGTTGGCATAGTCGTCGCAGGTATAGATGACCCCTTCGTCCTGACCGCCAGCCGCCAACTGCGCCAGTGCGCGCGTGCCGCTGCCATCGGTCAGGGTTTCGCTGCCGTTCCAGCCGGCACCACCAAAGCCGAGCACCCATCCGGCGGCCTGGGTCAGTTGCGCGCGTGCGAGTTTGCACGCGGCGATGTTCAGCGGGTTCCAGTTGCTGTTCTGGTCGTCGACGCACTCGCCCCAGAAGCACACCATGTTCTGGCTGGGCGCGAGGCCGGACGCGGCATATGCCGTGGCTGCCGCCGTCACCCAGTTCAGAATCACCGAACTGGCCGCGTCGGTGGTATTCAGGTTGTCCATCAGACGATGGATGACCTTGATACCGACGGCATTCAGCAGCTTGGCGAAGGCAATCTGCGAGGTGAAATAGCTGTCGGTGACGGATGGCGTGGTGACTGTGCGCGGGGCTTCGTTGGCCGCGAATGTGCTGTCGCCTGTCCAGGGATAGGACAGGCCGACATGCGTGATATTCGCGGCTTTAAGGTAAAGCGGATAACCGCCCGCGCCCGACGATTGATACAGCAGCGCGCCGCCGACGCCGTTGGTCAGGACGAGTTGCTGCCCACGCGGAACGTGCACGCCCAGGCCGAGCGAGGCGACGAAGTTCTTGGCGGTTTGCAGCGGCGTGGGCACGGTCAGACGGCCTCAGGCCGGAGGGGCATCAAGCAGCACTCATGCGATGCCCGGATACTTTTCATGCACCTTCCGACGAACGGCGGTTTTCTCGGCGGGTGAGCCGTGTCTGGCGACCATGCTCAAGGCCAGGCGCCCGTGTTTCGGATCGGGAATCGGGTACGATCCCGAACCCGTGCCGCTCTTGCCTTCGCCCTTGCCGGGCAGCGCGAAGTCGTTGGTGGGCAGGTCCTGCCGCTCGGCCGCTGTGAGACGGCCACCACGGGAGCGGGACGGCGGTTCGTCCGCTCCCCGCATCAGTCCTTGTCGGTGCCCGCGCCGGCCGAGTTGTCGTCCTTGGCCTGATCGCTCTCGAACGGCATCTTCGACATCCTGCCGGCCGTCGTGGTCGGATCGCGATCGGAGGTGGCGCCACCGCGTGCGCGCCGGTCGGGACGGTGCATGGACTCCTTGCCCATGACCTTGCCGCCGTGCTTGCGCCGGGTGAACTTCATCTCCTCTTCTTTCTTCTCTTCCTCGGGCATCCTGCCACCCTCGGCACGCCGCATTTTCTTCATGGTGGTGCTCCTACTTCGCGCTCACGGACTCCCGATCCCGCACTGAATCGACTGCATCACCACCGTGCCGGTGCCCGACGTGATGGTGAGTCGGTGCGCGAAAATCGGCTGGTTGGCGTATTGCGCCTCGCGGTTGGTGGTCTGCCCGACCAGCGTGGCGTTCGGCCATGCCAGGGGCGGCACGTAGCTCGCGGGCTCAAGGCTCCATTGCTGCGGCTGCGGCACCAAGCTCGTGCCCATCTTGTTCGGATCGTCGTAGGTATGCTCGACGGTGTAGGTGGCCGAACCCGAGGCGATGGACACCGCCACCGACAGCATCCAGGTCGGCGACATCCAGTTGTCCATCACCCACGGCGACGAGGCGGTGGAGCTTGAGCCGGCGGTGATCGCGCCGGCGGTGGCACCCGACACCGAAATCTGCGTCACTGTCAGGAAGTCGAGTGCGGTGTTGATGGCTCCGCTGCTGCTGACGCCGGTGACGCTGCTGCTGATGGCAGCGCCCGATCCGTTGGTGCCGTACACCACGAACACGATGGCTGAATCGCTGCCATTGCTGGCGATCGAGACGCGACGCGGAATGGTGAACGTCGCCACGCCGGCGGTGGCGAGGCTGCCATTGATCGTCAGGTTGCCAGCGCCAGCCGGAGTTTGCGACGCGGCAACCGCCGTGGCGGACGATGCCGGGACCGCCAGGATGATGACCGATGGATTCGACACGGATCAAACCCAAGGAGAAAATGGCGCGGAGGTTGCCACGGCTCAGGCTTGCGTCTGCCCGAACAGCCACTGCGGGGCCGCAGTCGTCGCCAGCAGCATCTGCGATACCGGCACCATGTTCGTCAGCGTCAGCCGGCGGCCGGTCAGCGTCAGCGTGGAGAGCGAACCGTTCGACGCCGCCGCGTTGGTGATCGGCGTGCCGGCACCCGATGCCGACACCTGCACCGTGCCGCGCACATCGCCCGTGGTGGACGTGGCCGGCGAGGTGGTGTCCGGCACGGTGAACCCCACGCCGGTCAGCGCGAGGCCGTTGTAGGTGTCAACGGTGTCGTCCCAGGTCGCGGCGAAGTAGCCGAAGCCGAACGTGTCGCTGGTGCCAACCGAGATGTTGATGGTGTCGGTGTAGCTCGTCGTCACCGAGCCGATGTACTTGAACGCCTTCTTGCCATAGGTGACGGCCGCACCAGCCGGCACGGTGATCGCCTCGCTCATCGGCTCGCCGTAGATGTCCCAGCCGCGCACGGTGACGGTGCCGCCGACGCCGCTGGTCAGCGATGTCACACTCACGCCGCGCGCCACGCACTGCCGCGAGTCCAGGAACAGGCCCGACCCGCCCGCGATCCACGGCGAGGCGGACAGCGGCACGGGATAGCCCAACTCTGACGGCCCCCACAGATCGCCGGTGCCGATGGGTGCCGTGGTGTTGGTCGCCAGCGGCAGGTTGGGGCCGACCGTGATCGTGGTTGCCGTCGGCGCGGTCAGGAAGTTGGTCAGCAGCGGAATGGTGCCGCCCGAGTTGCCGACGCCGCCGATCACCAGCGGCATTCCGGCGGTGAAGATGCTGCTGTCCACCACGGTGATGGTGGCGCTCGCCGACGTGCAGTTGCCGTAGCAGAACCCGAAATCCAGCCCGAGCGCCGCCGTCGTCACCGTGCCGCCGTTGATGGACCCGACCATCGGCCGGATCGGCACGTTCAGCGTCACGCCCAACGAGGCCGCAGCCAGCGTGACAGCGCCGGTTGCGGGAGCCTGCGCCGCCGCGATCTTGGCCGCGCCCAGCGCCACGGGGATCTGCCCGACACCGCGCAGCAGCGGGCACTCATAGTGGAGCGCCGCCGCGCCGGTGAAGCCGTTGATCTTGTCCTTGACGTAGAAGAACCTCGGATCGAACACCGAGTAGCCCTTGTAGGAGCCACTCGGCCCGCTGCCCTCCGTGCCTGCCCCGACCGCCTGCCCGAACTGCGCGGCGGTGATGTTGTTCAGCGGGCCATAAGCGAAGAGCGGACCCGTTACTGCGGTTGCAGCCATAGCGACACCTCAAGTATTGTGCAAGTATCGCTCAGTTCGTCGGGTAGAACCCAACGGCGCAGCGCCAGTCATCGTAGCCCATGTAGTAGCGTTCGTACGCACTGACCATGAGATTATTCGTCGTGAAGTCGGTCTGCATACTAGTTTCGAAAGCCTCACGTTCCAGGCAGATCAGGCCGCCGGCATCGGACAGCACGAACCACGCATACGGCGAGGTCAGGAAGTCCATGACCACGTAGCCGTCGCGTAAGTCGTTGTTTTCCTTGATCGACCAGATATCGTTGTCTGCGGTTCCGGGCCGGAGTTCGGTCTCCATCAGCCGCTTGGCGACGTGGCGCTGCTCGACCGGCACCACCAGTTTCTTGCCCTGCGAGCCGTAGAGCAGCCCGGCGTTGTCGCGGAAGCGGCGGATCATGTTGTTCGCCAGCATCAGCGATGCTTCGTTTAGGCCAACCTGGACTGTCGGCGTGTTCGGCACCGTGTAGCCGTCGACGGGATGGTTGGGGGCGAACAGTGCGAGGTTGTCGCCGCCGATCGACGGGTTGATCACGTTGCCGGTGTTCAGCGTGGCCGCGCCCATGATCTCCTTCATCTGGCGATAGGAGCGCGCGAGGCCGAGGTTGGCGGCGTTGAACGCGGTCTTGTACAGGTTGTCGGCCAGCGCCTCGCGGGTGAACGCATAGCCAAGGCCGAACGCGACGTGCAGATGGTTGTAGGTCCATCGCGTGCCGGCGTTGTTGTCGAACTGCGTCGGCGCGCCGGTGGTCTTGAGTTGCGGCAGCGGCAGGTAGCGCACGGAGACGGTCTTTTCGACCTCCATGTGCGACTGGCCCTTGGCGTAGACGCTGGACCACTGGACCGGCATCTCGTTGTAAAGGCCCTTGATCTTGCGAACGCCGGGCAGCAGCAACGGCGCGATCTGGGAGGTGGAAATTGCCATGACCGTTGCCCCTCAGATGCCGGTTGCGTTGAGCACGGAGGAGGTATTGAACCGCACCGTGATCCACGGATTGGTGTTCGCCGGATCGTTCGGTCCTCCTGTGACGCCGGCCAGGCCGGTGATTCGGAATGGGAAGGTCGCCGTTGTGGCAACGCTGGACCCGTCCAGCACCAGGGTCGAATTGCCCGCCGCGTTGGGCGCGCCGTTGGTGCCGGTGAGAAAATTGATGTTGTTGCCGATCCAGGACTGCACGAATGGACCGCCGCTGACCTGGACGATGAACTCGGAGAACGGATCGCTGTAGACCAGACATCCCACGTCGGCGGCTGGATTGGCCGTGGTGGGCCACGAACCGTTCAGGCCGTGCATGTATTGCTGCGCCGAGGAATCGTAGTAGGGCAGAACGTCGGAGAACACGCCGAGTATGTTGGCATCGTCGAACGCGCCCAGCACCACGTAGCCCTGGCTGCCGCCGGTGCCGATCTTGACGATATCGCCCTTGCCGATGGCAGTGGCGTAGCCCGCTTTGATGGTGAACTGGTTGCCCTGGTAGGTGTTCGCGCCGCTGATGACGTTGCGGCTGAAACTCAGCCCACTGGGGGCGAGGAGATTGGTCGCCATGTGCGCAAGGCTTTCGGTCGGACCAACCGAGACCCTTCGGAGCGTCGGGTCTGGTGGTCGGGAGAGCGAAAGCCATCGGCCGGCGCGGCGTCAGGCGGTAGAGGGAGCCGCCGGCTCAGGGGAACCGGCGGCGTGGGCGCGGAAGGCGGGGGCGATGCGAGTCATTTGCAGCGTTGCGCGGATTGGCGGCGAAACGCAAGGGCTATTTGCGGATGGGCGGCGGCGTGCTACACTCACCCCGCTGCGGCGGATTCAGGGCTTGATCGTGCCCGTCGGCACCGAAGATGGATCTCATTCAGACCAGCGCGAGTCCAAAGGGCTGTGACACGGCCAGCCACGCGCCCTGAGTGCCAAATTCGCCGGCGGATCACACTTGCCAGTGTGGCTTTGGGCCACGCCCGCCGCAGCAACTACCCACGCCCATGCACCCCAACCTCACCCTCGACGATGACGTTCGTCGCCTCGCGCGCCAGCCGAATGCCGCGAATGTCGCTTATGCCCTCATGTCCCTGAACCCGACCGTCTATCGCGCCTTGCACGCGGTCGCGCTTTTGCTGCTCGGCCGCCTCCCAGTCCTCCTGCTTGGCCTGCTGGGTCAGATGCATTGGCCGCATATACAGCCGTTGGCCGCGCGTTTCGATGAAACCAGAATTGGACGCAAGCCCCGGCATGTCGGACGCCGGAACCGGACGCCAGCCGCCATCCTGCTCGTATGAGTTGAGGTCGGCGCGATCCACCGGCTGCGTATAGACCGTAATGACGAGATATTGGTAATCCCAGCCGCGCTTTTGCAGATGCTTGGGCACATGGAAAGCGCCGATCTGCCGATCATTGCGCGATACGCGGCGCACCTCGCCGACTGGGTTCTCCTCGCGCATCGGCGCGGCGCGTTCGTTGTCCGATGGCTGGGCCACCCCCGCGTTGCGCGCATCGTCGGCGACACGCGGCTCATGGCTGCGGGCCGGCTTGGTGCGGGTGATCTTGCGCGGCTTGCCCTTCGGCCAGCCCTGGCGCTTGGGCGGAGGGGGCGCGTCGAGAACGGGGACCATTGTGTCGCTCATTGTTTTTCCTGCCGTGCGGCTATCCAGAGCTTCATAAACTTTTCGTAATTACAGCTAATGCGACGACCACCCGGAGCGCCGTCGTTGGCGAGCCTTACGTCGGTGGCCTCGTCGCCATAGGGCGATGCCAAGGCAACCGCTTGCAGGTCCATCGACAGGTGAGAGTGCCATGACGGCACAAACTTGGCAGCAGCTTCGCTCCACACCAGATCGCAGTCGCATTGGAACTCATACACCGTGCGCACAATGTGGCGCGGCGGGGAGGATGGATCACCGCTCATCGGGACTGCCCCATTTCCATTGTGATCGCCCAAATGCGCTCGGCTTCGGTTTCCTGCGGGAGAAGCGGAGCAACCAACCGGCACCCGGGGTATGGATTATCGATCGGCGGCCTCTGCCGAAGCAGTTCCAGCCACTTCGTCTTTTCGTCTTCCAATATACTCATCGTTAATTCCGCTCCCCCTCCTGCTGCCACCCGCCGTCGCCGCCGGCCTGGCGTTCCTCGGCAATCAGCACCTGTTCGTAGATATAATCGCCGAGGTTCATATTGGAAATCCTGGCACCCTCCTCGAAATTCCCCCTCAGATGCTTTGCCACAGCGACACCCACGTTTCCATCGCTCTTTCGCGTCACACTCACCGGCCCCAGCGGCGTCTGCACCGTTCCGCCGCGCCCGTTGCCGCCCGAACCGCCGCGCGACGGCGGCGCTCCGTTGTATGACTGGCGGGGTTCTGGCATGGGTTCGGTCCTCTGAGTGCGTCCGCCATCGAGCGTCGCAGCGGCTTCGTCCAAGGCGCGGAAGTAGGCCGGGGAATCCGGCGCCACGCCGTCGGCCACGAGATCGGTGTGCGCCGCGATCATCGCCGCCTTGTAGCCGCGATCACTGTTGAAGCGCGGGTGTGCGGCAATCCATGCCTGCGCGGCCGCTGACGTGCCACCCTGTGGCTGTTGGGGCTGTTGCTGCGGCTGTCCCGCCTGCTGCATCTGCCCGGCGGCACTGGTCGGATCGCCGGCCTTCATTGCCGCCAGTTCGCCGGCCGCCTGCGCCGCGCGATAGGTCGCCGCCGACAGTTCCTCGTTGGCCTTCATCTCGGCATCGAGATCGCCAGACTCGCGCGCCACCCGCATCGCCTGCCGCGCCCGCGTCTGGTCGGATGTCGCGGCCTCGACCGCCGCCGCCACCGCCGCGCTGCGATCCGTCGCCCGGCCAGCCAAGGCACGCGCCGCCTCGCGTTCGGCTCGCGTGCGCGCCTCACGTTCTTGCGCCAACGTCGCATCCCGTGCCTGGATGGCGCGCCGCGCGTCGGCCAGTTCCTGCTCGGCGTCGGGCTGCGCGTTGTCGTCGCCCGACAACACGGCAACCTCCGGCGCATCGGTCATGGCGCGCTCGGGTCGTTCGCGGCTCCGACGACGCGCTTCGGGGGCTTCGACGGTGATGGAGTCAGACATGCTAAATTACTCCGCAGCCGATGGCGGTTGCGCGTGGAACTCTTTCAGAATCCAGTTCTCGCCCGGCAATTCGCGATGAAGGCAAAAGGACCATTTCTTCCCATCAGCGCACGGTGAGGGCCACCAAAGGTCCAACTCTTCCCACGTTGGGGAGAAAGGGACCGATCCATTCAATTGTACCCTAGTTGTCGCCGTTAGAATCATTTCTCTTTCAGACATTACTTGCTCCGAGGTCAAACAATACTATGCGGCCTGGCCGCGCGCCCGATGATATCGTCGTCCTTGACAATCCGGCACGGCCAGCCGTCCCAGTCGTAAACGTCCATCGGATCGCCGCGACGGTCTGGCACCTTCACCCGCGCCGCGCCTTCGCCCTGCATCGAAATCGGCGTGCCGTCCTGCGACCGCAGGAACACCCAATCGCCCACGGTGGGCGGCGGCGCATCGCCGAACATCGCCTTCGCGTAGCTCTCATCGCCCTGGAACGCATCCGGCCCGCACTTCAGGATCAACACCACCTTGCCCTGGTAGATGTCCTCCTTCTGCATCTTGGTGCCGGCGATCAGGCCGCCCGCCGTGAAGTTCGGCCGGATGTAGACGGCCACGATCACCTGCTGGCCGAACACCTCCAGGTCGCCGATGTCGCCGATCTGGTGGTAAATCTGCGCCTTGGCGCTCTCGTAGTTCTCGTGATGCCAGTTGTGCAGGTTGGATACAGTGTCGCTGCTCATTGGCACGTCTCCGCAAACTTCTGCATGAAATGCCACAGGGAGTCAGATAAAATGTCGCCCCCATGTGGCCATCTCCGATTGCCGCCATTGGCGTCGATGGCGGCCATGACCTGAAAAGCGGCTTCGCCGAGATTTTCTGGGCGCGCGAGATTCAATTCCTGAACCCGACGATCACTATCGGGAGCCTTAGGTAGAATTTGGAATGGTTCGCTCATTGATGGTGCCCTATCACAAGCTCAAACAGGACACCGAAGTAAAAACCAAGCATAGCGGCCCACAGGATGTATTTCCATGCCAAACTACTAAGCGGCGGGTCTGCCGTACCGTTCTTGGTGTCGCTCATCCGTGCAAATCTCTATACCGCTGTTGGAGAACCAGAAGCGCGTCGCGCAGTCCGGTAACATAGCCCTGATTGAAACGCATCTGATCCAGCGTATCGTTCCGGTTGTCCGTGAGATAGCCCGCATGTGCATCCACGAGTTGCTGCAACTCATCGCGCACGGTATCGCGCAGGATGTTGGCGCTCACGGTGGCGGTGCGGGCTTCGGGGTCGGTGCCGCGTCCCCCGCCTTCTCCAGCGCCTTCGCGCCCGCGCCGACGGGCGTCTCGCCCAATGTCGCCACAATACCGGCAGGGATTATCTTGTCGGTGTTCCCCGCCTTCTCGGCCGCCCGCGACGCCCGTGCGGCGTCCATCGCCGCCTGCTGCGCGCTCGCTTCCCTACCCGCCTCGGGGAAGTGCTTCGCCGTGTGGACGGCGATGGCGGCCTCGCGCGCCTGCTCGGCGTTCTCAGCCTTGGGCGAATACGTCTCCGCCCGATCGCCGTCGTGGATCTCCACCATCCAGCCGCCCTTGGCGTCGCCGCCCGGCGTGATCGTCCAATCCTTGTGCAGCGGGGGCTTGTCCATGCGAGGCATCAGCGGTGCTCCTGTTGCAAGAGACGATCACGAAGCGCGTAGCCCATGAGCGGCCACACCTGCCGCACAGCATCCTCGTATGCCAACTTGATCCCGAGTTCGCGGTTAAAGTTGGCGGGACTAGCCGGAGCGGCCTTGCCGATAATCGTGAAGCCATTGCGCATCACCAGGATGCAGATTGATAGGACATCAAGACTGTCATGTGCGGGACTTTCGGGACCGACCGCAGTCGCGCCCGTGATGTCATATCGCGCAGAAATCGCGCCCTGTATGTCGGATAGCGCAACGCGCGGCGCAGTGCGACCGGCAGCGCATTCGGCCTCGGTAGCCTCTAAACTCATCACCTTTCTCCTGTCGCAAACGGCCCCGGCGAGTGCCGTGGCCTCGGCCAGTCAATGCGCTTGTTGCTCGGCCACACCACTTCGCCCACGGCGCTCTGCACCGCGCACAGCGCCGCCATTTCCAGCCGACGCGGGTCTATGGTGCCGGTCATGACGTGCTCGCCGTCCTGGTTGACGATCGAGTGCGTCGCGTTCACCAGCGCCTGCTGGATGTCGAGAAGGATGGTTTCGGGGACGATGAGCATCACCCCACCTTCCCACCCGCACGACGCCGCTTATACCCGGCGACCTCGATCATCTCCGTCTTATCGTCACCCATCTCGCCACCGCGCGCCATCATGCCCGGCGGCTTGGCACCCATCGGAGGACCACCCGGCGGCGGCGCTCCAGGAGGCATTCCCCCAGGCGGCGGCGCACCCGGCGGCGGACCACCGCCACCACCGCCCATGTGCTGCATCGCGGCCTGCGCGCCCATCTTGGCGCCGATCTGCATTCCCTGCTGCCGCCCGGCCTGCATCGCCTGCTGGGCTGCCGCCGGGTCCTGCGCGCCGGGCTGTCCACCGCCGTTGATGTGGATGTTGACCACCGGCTTGCCATGCTTGCCGGTCGCACCACCCCGCGCCCTGCGATCCGGGCGATCCATGCCCTTCTCGCCCTTGACCGCGCCGCCACGTCGCAGCCCCTGCGCTTTCGCCACCGCTGCGTCGTCGGTCTTGCCGTAGCCGTAGTCGCGCAACATCCGCGACCCGCGCTCCTGCGGGGTTTCACAGTCGGTCATGTCACATACTCCTGAAACCACATCAGTTCGCCGTCAACGAAACGAAAACCAGCACGAATGCGCTTGTGCTTGTGGACATAAACCTGCTGCTGGGGATCGTATGGTTCGTTGATCGGCTCACCGGACGCGGGAATTTCCCACCCACAAATCCACCACTCACCCGGATTCGGCCCCTCGCCACGGCTACTCACGACCCACCATCCTTGTCCTGGTTCTGCGCCATCAGCCACGCTCAGCGGAGAACAACTCGTGGCGCGGTGCTTCCGCTCCCACGCGATGGTGCAGCTTCTCCATCACGTCAGCCGCTTCCTGGCTTAGATCGTCCGCCGACCGGCGCAGCATTTCGATCAGTTTGTGGATGCGCTCGGAAGATGGGAAATCACTCATGAGTTTGTGTCCTTTTCAGCAGGGCGGCGGCATGACGAAACAGATGATGGCGATAAGGCAAACCACGATGATTACATCCCCAATCATGATCCACCATCCTTTCCTTGATCCGCCATCAGCCCAGCCGAAAACTGCGCCCCCTGCTGCGCCCTCGACGCCGCACCTTCCTGCGCCTGCGCGTCGCGATCAGCGCCCGCGTCGGCGCTCTGCTGCGCACCCGACACCATCGCCTGCCCCATCTTGTCCAGATGCTGGGCGTGATCCTGCACCCGGTCGGCCGTGGCGTTGGCAGTGTCGTGCGCGCGATCGGCGGCGGCGTTGGCGGTGGCGTGGCCGGTGGTCACGGCTGCCTTGGCCAGATCCGCCGTCGCCTTGACCTTGGCTGCGTCCAGCGACATGCCGGCGCGCGCCTCGGCGGACTGGCGATCGGCATCGCGCTGGTCGCCTTCCTGCTGAAGCTCCGCCGTGCGCGCCTGGTTCTCCATCTGGGCCGTCTGGACCTTCACGCCGTCCGAAGCACTCTGGCTCTGCGCCTTGATCTGCGCGGCAACAATGCGCGGGTCTGGCGGCGCGGGCGGCGGGGGTTGCGGCGGCATCACGAACTCGTTCGGATCGCCGTCGCTCAGGATGCGCGCCGCCTTGCTGAAGATCGCCTTCTGGTTGGCGATGCCCTGGAACTGCGGCATTCCGCCCAGGCTGATCAACCCCTGGATTTTCATCAGCCGGTGCACGGCGCTGGGCGTGTTGGGATCGCTGGCCGGCACCAGGTCCATGTCGGCCAGTTCCTCGCCCACCTGCCACTGCCGCGCCGGCGACTTGTTGCCGCGATACAGCGCCTCCGGGTCTTCCACGAACAGGTCGCGCAGCAGTTCGAACTCCTCCTGCTGCGAGATATGATCGTCCTTGTGCACCGCGCCGGGCACCTGCGACACGCTCTCGATGTACGACATGATCGTGCCGACCGGCGTGTTGCCGATGCGTCCCTCGCCCACCGGCAAGTCCACGATGCCGGCCACGCGGCGCACGTCGCCCTCGAACTTCTCGGTCATCGCCATCATCTCGGGACCGGGCGGACGATACGGCAGCGGCATCAGCACGTCCTGAATCTTCGAACCGCCCGCCGCGTCCATGCCGATGAACTCGCCGGGATTCGGCCGGATCACGGTGTTGCTCTGCCGCGACGCCACACCCTTGAGATACACGCCGCCGGGGAAGTTGGCGAACAACCCGCTGTCAACTCCCGCGCGCATGATCATCGTTGCCGCCTGCGTCGGATTGCCGACGAGGTGGATCATTCCCAGGTCATAGAAACCCAACCCCGGGACGAAGCCGTATTTGACGTAACTGCGCTTGGCACGGTGGTCAGGATCACCCTTTTTCCAGTTTCGTCGTATCTCCAGGATTTGCCGGCTGTCCAGGTCGATGGCCACTCGATAGGGAAGGGGATAACCGGGACGCTTGCCTGACTCATCGCGGTCGAGGACATCAAGTCCTTCCATCTGCCCCGTATCGTCAATCGTTGATCCAAGCTCACACCGCACCTCATATACTACGTGCTGGAAGTCAGCGGGCCGTGCACTCATCGGCGTGACGCCCTCGATGTCGCCGACCGCTTCGTCGGTGTCGCTGGTCTGGCCGGTGGGCTGCACCAGATCCACGTCGAGGTAGTGGCCGGCCTGCTGCAACCGCAGCATCGTCGCCTGCCGGATCTTCACGCGCTCCGTGATGCGCCCGGCGCCCTGAAGATGCGTGCAGTCGTTGGACACGATCAGATCCTGCGCCCGCACCCACGTGCTTGCCGGACGACGCCGCAGCGGGCAGCGGTAGACCTTGCGGAAGGCGTTGCCGATCAGCGCCCTGGAAAAGAGCATCTTGGAGAAGTCGGGATAGTACTCCTTGTCCGTGACGGTCAGGAAGTGGTTGAAGTCCATCTCGAACGCATCGGCCAGTTGGTCAGGCGTCAGTGGCGGGCCGCCATTGTGGCCGATGCCTGGCGGCGGCGACGCGCCTGCAATGCCGCCCGCTCCTGCAATGCCGCCCGCTGACGATCCCAGAGTTGCACTAGCAGCGGCGGGTGCGCCTCGCTGACCCTCCACTTGAGAGGAGTCCAGATCCAACTCGCCCGGCGCCGTATCGCGTCTGACTTTGACTGGGCCGCCAACTGGTAAGAGTTCCGCACGCGCTGTCCCCCAACTCTTGACCACCGCCTCCAGCAGGCACGTCGCAATCGCCTTGCACACCGTGCCGTCCGCCGACACGCTCGTGGTCGGGTCTTGTAGCCTGATCCCAAGATATTCCGCAGCCTTGTTTGCGGTGTCCTCCCAGTCCTTGCGACTGGCGATGTCCGCGTCGATGCCGTCCAGCAGGTAGCCGGCCAGCGCCATCATCGCGCCGGGGTCCATGTCCTCCGCCAGATTCTCGTCGAAGTTCTTCGCAGTGCGCGGCTTGCGCTGGGCAACCGCCGTGCTGCCAACCTCCACATGCACCGTGCCGTCATCGCCGACGCTCACCGTCGTGGCGTTGGGATCGGGGCGCGCGTCCTCCACGACGTGAATCCCCGACGGCCTGGCGCGCCGGCGAGGGTCGATCAGGTGGACGATGGGGGATGAGGCGCTCACGGGCTTAACCAAATACCCAGCCAATTGCCGATGGCCTTGGCATCATGCGAGCGAGACTTGATTTGTATCCATTCGCTCAAAGCGGCATCCCGGTTAAGTAAAGACACTATTAACGCTGCCAATTCTTCCGATCCGCGTGTGAACCAGCACACCAGAGGCGGAACTGCCAATTTACCGTCATCTGTATACTCAATGCCCACAGCCCCACGCCACGGAGCGCCCTTCAGGTTCCATTCGTTCTCTGCGATGCGGTAGGAGGCGCTCACTCGGCGGCGTCAATCATCACACCCATCCTCGGCCACAATCTCAACGTCCAGACCGGCCGCGCGAGCAGCAATCATTTCGGCCTGACACTGTGAGAGGCTCTGACCGGCTTGCACATGCGTTTTGACACTCGTAGCGCCCGCGCTCTTGATCCTGAGCCAGAACGCAAGATCGCCCGTGCCCTCTATGTGTCCGTCATCGTATGTCATACGGCACCCCCGCTCTGCGATCCCCACAACCTCTCGGCCGCCGCCGGGGCGAACGTCATCCGCATCCGCGCACGATCCGCCGCCATCGCCCGCGCATGACGCTCGGCCGCCATTGCCGTCAACGCCTCGCGCGTCGCATACCAGTCGTCGGTCGCGAAGTCGCACACCCAGCCGCTCGCCTCAAGTTCGGCCACGGACGCGACGCCGGCGGCGATCTGGCGGCGAGTGACGTGGATCACTTGAGCGGCACCCATACGCATTCGCCATCGATCTCCGTTGCCACATGCGTCCATTTCGGGTCGTCGAGTTCAGCGCCGGACACGACCCTGAAGCCGGGATGCAGTTCTCGCGCAAGCGTGCGCATCGCGGCATCCCTGGCCGTTTGCTGATGGTCCGGCGTGCCTAGAGCGATCGCTGCGGCGAAATCATCGGCAACGGCCTGCTGATGAAGATCCACGGTGCGCTCCATCAGCACCCAGCCCCGCCATGTCAGACGTTTGTCCGGGTGACGGCGCTGTGGCACCAGCCGCCAGCCGTAGTCGGCCATCTCATCAGGATCGGCGTTGGCTGCCCTCCACTCATATACCCAGCCGTCTGGCGGCACGATCTCTGGATCGGCAATGGGAGGGACGTATCGTGGCCTAACGCTCTGCTGTGATGGCATACGGCACCCCCTGTCGCCTCTTGAACCGCCGCGCCTCTTCCTCCTGCGCGTCGAACTCCATCTTGCGCAGCACCACCCCATGCTTGCGAACCCACGACAGGCACATGCTCACACTGTCAACATAGTCGTCGTGCGCGCCACGCGGGAAGTCCGACACTTCGGCGATCACCTCATCGGCCCACGCGGTGGCCGGCGCGAAGATCATGCCGTTGGTGTAAACGTCCAGCTTCGACACCGGGTCGCGGCGGCAGTCGCCGGAAAACAGGTGCGACACGGCATTGAGCCGGCTTTGCTTGTCGCCCAGGGGCTTGACCAGCACCGTCTGCCAGCTGGCGTGCTGGTAGAGCCGCTTGATCTCGTCGTGTACGTCGCGCCCGCGCGTCTTGTGCTCGATCAGCAGATAGTCGATGCGCCGCGCCGCGCACGTCTCAGCGATGCGCGCCACCAGCTCGGCCAGCGGCGCCCGGATGCGCCAGGCGTCCATCAGCATGAGTTGCGGTTGGCCGGCATCGCCTGGAAACGCACCCCAGCCTGTGAACGCATTCCAATCGGCTTCTGTGTTCTCCTCCATCGCAGTATCAAAGCTGCCGATGGTAGTCCCGAAGTCCGGGAAATTACGCTTCGTCCAGGTATTCCACCAGTCGACGTTGATGATGCCGCCGCCGCGTGGCGTTGGCGCCTGCTGATACTGACCGGCGTAGGCGTATGTGCCCTTGATGTTGCGCTGCTCGTCAACGGCATCCTCGGAGAATCGCTCCGGCCATGCCAGCTTACCATCGACCTTGGCGAGCGGCGAGCCGTGCCGGATATAGCCGTTGCCCTTGTCGTTGAAGTACAACCCCTCCAACACCTCGCCGTCGCGGTCCAATGCCCGGGGATCGGTCCACACGTCGGTCGGCTGCCCCTTGTCGTCGCGCCGCAGCACCACGCTCGAAATCCTGAGCGGGTCGAACTCCATCGGGATGCATAACCACGTGTACCTGTCGCCCCCATACTTCACCAGCGTGCCTGTCGCGTCCTGTCGGTGCGTGCGCTGCTGGATGCTTATGATTGCATCCTCCGACAGATTGTTCAACCTGTCCGGCATCACCTCACGCAACCACTGGTTGGTGCCGTCGCGCACCGTCGCCGACTCGACCTGCGCCGGATCGTTGGCGTCGTCGATCAACACGCGATTGCCGCGTTGTCCGGTGGTGGTGCCGCCGACCGACGACGCCACCTTCCAGCCGGTGGCCGAGTTCTCGATCTTGCTCACCCCCGCCTTGGTGATGCGGACGTGCGGCCAGCACTGCTGGTACAGCCGGCTGCTGACAATTCTTAACAATCTGCCGTTGTCGCGCTCGGTCAGTGTGGCTGAGTAACTGGTTGAAATGTAACGCATTGACGGGAAGTGTATCCACTCCCACGCCGGCCAGAACACGTTGAGCGTCAGGCTTTTCATTGCGCCCGGGAAAATGTTGATGAGCAGCCGCGTGATGTGGCCCTCGGTTACGGCCATCAACGAGTCGCACATCGCCTCCAGCGGCCAGCCCTCGACCAATTGCGCTTCCGGCTCGACCGTGTGCCAGAACATGCGGATGAACGCCATCAGGTCGCCCTCGGCGGCCTTCCGGTCGATGGCCAGCAGGCGGCGGCGCTCCAGCTCGCGGCTGAAAATGCCGGGGGGGAGGATGGTGGGCATCAGCAGCCTCGGCGCGGTTGTCTACGCCCGGCAATTCTGTAAACAGTAGAGATAGCAATCCCGTAATGTTTCGAAATATACCTTAACCTCATACCGTGCTTATGGAGATCGCAAATCTCCATTTCCTCCCGGTATGACAGCTTGTGCGGGCGTCCCATTTCCTTGACGACAACCTCAACGCCACGCTTCATTGCCTTGGACCTGGGCGGCCGGCGTGCGTGCGTCTCGTGAACGACGCCATCGATCAGCGCCAGCTCGATCAGGCGCATACGCGTCAGCCACCGATCCGGCAGCGTCTCCTGGAAGGCTGGCGTGAAGCCCTCACGCAACCGCTCCACATAGGCGTCAGAGCTTGGGTGATAGGCGGCAATGCCGAGGTTGCGGCCCACGTGCACCACCATCAGTGTATCCCTTTCTCGGAGTGCTTCGCCTGCTCGGACGCCGCGAGTGCCGCCAGTTCTTCCTCCTCCAAATCCTCCAGCGACCTGATCATCCTAATAACGCGCTTCTCGGTAATGTGGCCGTTGAGCTTCGCCATCAGTTCCAAGAAGCCCTTTACTGCGGGATGGTGGTGGTCTTTCTTTGCGTCCGCCATCGCGATGAGGGTTTCGCGCTCAAGCCATTCTTTGGTGATCTTGGCGTGTTGCACTCTAGTCTTCAGGCCCTCATCGATGGCGGCCTTGATCAAAGGTTTTGTGAGGTTTTCGGCCCCGATTGCCTGCGCAGTATTCTCGCTATACCCGGCTCGCTTGGCAGCTGCCGTGGCGTTGAGGTCGATCAGGTACTCGACGACGAACTGTGCCTGCCTCGGGTTCAGCCCCCGCTCATTCTCGGCCATGCGAAAAATCTTCATGGTGCATACGAATGTCGTTGACGGGCGCGTATGCGTGGCGCAAAGTGCCTGCATCGAAACGCAGGAAGGAGCCAGGCAGATGGCAAAGCGAGTTTTCACCCCGAAGGCAGTTTCCCCCGAGATCGCTCGTGAGATCGCAATCAGCGCCGCCAAGTCGGCTCTGCACTACGCCACCAAGGGGGTTGCTGACGCGAACGGCACGATCGCGCAGTGGACCCGCCGGGGCATCACTGAGGTGGACGGCCTGACGATGGCCGATCTGGAGCGCCGCGTGGTGCTCGCCAACGAGGAACTGGCCCGCGCCGAAACCGCTCTCGCCGCCCTGTAATCCAACACGGAACGGAGTAACCCAATGTTCATCTGCACGCACGAGCGCCGCCAGTCCGCAGGCGGCCACTATTCCTGGCTGTTTTGGTTCACCGCCGCTGACGCCACCAGCAAACAGGACGCCTGCAAAATCATGGCGCGCGCCGGCTGGGACTATCCCGGCACCTACACCGACGATCTGACGTTCGCGTGTGCCACCACGGACGGCCGCGCCGCCCATCGCGCCTGGACCGCGCTGCACGCCGCAGGGGCGCTGGTGTGACCCCGGTCGCTTTCCTAGACGCCCTCGCGCACCTCGGTCTCTCGCAGGCCGAGGTTGCGCGCATCTGGGGTGTGGTGCCCACGACGGTGTGGCGTTGGGCGCACGGTCGCTCGCCCATACCCGCGTGGGTGCCGTTGCTGCTCGGGGCATGGCTACGATATCCGGGATTGTTGCGATAATCACACCGCCACCACCGCAGCCCGTTCCAGTCTCACGGCCACGAGCCTCCCGAACAGTTCGATGTTGCACGTGGTGGTCACTCCATCGCAGGCAAGAACCGTGCCAGTTTGATCCTGTAGCGCGCCCTCGGTGACGCGGACGGGGGCGCCGAGGGGCAGGCACGGCATCGTGGCGGCGTGGAGGTCGCAGCGTGCCGCGTCACCCTCCAGCAGGCTCTCGATGACACCCTGGGGCACCTGGGCTGGCCGTCCGTTGCTGCCGATGATCAGATCTCGCACGCCAAACGTGTAACGTGCCTGCACCCAGTTTTCCCACGGATCGAGTTTTAAGAACCCGTAGCCGGGGAACATGGGGACCAGGTGCTTGCGGTAGAGCGAGCGGATGACGGGATCTTGGCGACGGACGGCGATGAGCGGCAGGTAGGCGCGATAGCCCACGCGCGCCAGTTGGGTGGCTGCCAATCGCTCGGCGTTGGGGTGGGTGGTGTAGACGCACCAGCGTGGTTCCAGAATGCGTCCGCACGGCGCAGCGGCCACTCCTTGGCCACCCGACCGTGTGTCGGCATTGGTGGCATGGTTTCGGGATGGGGCGCAAGCGGCGTGTGTCACTCGGCGTCCTCCGGCGTGATCCGGCGAATGCGTTGCAGCACCGAGTCAACACGTCTGCGGGTGGTTGCAAGTTGTCGGGTGATCTGGTCGCGGGTATGCCCCAGTTTCCACAACTGTAGAATGTCGGTGCGGCTGCGAATTCGGTCCAGCGTGAGTCGGAGTTGCAGATCAGGGTCGGACGAGGACTCGATCTCGGCCGCGAGTTCATCGCGCGCATTGAACGCTGCCACTTGGTAATTTGCAGCGATCACGGCAGCTTCCAACGCTTCCTTTGCCTTTGCCTGCTTGTCGATATACTCGACCGCCTTATTGGCGATGGCCGTGTAGTGCTGGACGGCACGCTCCAACGCAACCAGCAACTGAGCCGATTGGATGTCTTCCTCGTTCATGGCGCGACCCCACAAAACAATCCGCGCATCGGTGCATTTTCCCTCATGAGGAAGTAGCCCCGGATCGCCACGAAATGGCACCCCTGGAGGCTTGCAGTTCCTGCCCGCCACCCGACAGCGCGGAAGGCTTCCCATCGCCCTGTAGCCGCGCTAGCGCAGCGATTTGAGCATCACTGAGCGGATCGCCGACACTGCCTGTGCTGGTTGGCCCGTACGTGGTCTGGGGCGGTTGTGCCCGCGCAAGTGCCAGCACGATGATGGCGTCGACGGCGGCGAGGGCTGCGGCGATGGCTGCGATGACCTCCGTGTCGCCTCCATCCTGGCATGTGCACGTTGGGTATTCGCACGCTCTATCGCAGGACGCCGAATAGACCGCATCGCATCCAGCCCGCACGGCGAGCACGCGGAGTTCGGCGAGGGTCATATGGCCTTGGTCACTCATTGGGTGGGACCCCCGCTTTCCCGGCCCAGCCTTCCCAGCACAGTTGGATGGCGAGGTCGGTGTATTGGCCGTTCGCTTTGCGTGCGAAACGTTCCTCCGCCTTCTGGCCGTGAGGTGTGCCGAACCAGTCCTCGAACAGTGCTCGCTCGGTCACGCCGGCCTCCGAGAAGCCGCGCCGAGGTGCAGTACCATCCCCTCCCCCGCGATGCGCCTGATGCGCCACGTGCTGCCAACCTCCCGCAGCGCCCGCCGCAGATGGCAAAGCCGCACGTCCAGGCACTTCCAGGCGGCGGGGGTGGACTCCGGCCCACGGTAGCCAATGGCCTCGATGCACGCGTCCCGCGTTGCACCGGCGAGCCGGTTCTTGAGCAACAGCGTCAGCAGCCCAGCGCACCCGCGATCAAGCTGCACGGCTCCGAGCGGGCCGATCACGATGCGCGTCGTGCCGAACGTGGTCATCCCCCGAACCCCTCCCCCTCAAGCATCGTGCCCGCCGTCACCGCGCCCCACGACACGGGATGGCCGGCTGGCAGCGGTTCGGAGTTGACAATCTTCGCCGTGGCCCGCGCGTGGCCGGACAGCCGGTCGCGCCCCGCGTGCAGCCCCAACACCACGGCGCGGTCGCGCACGGTGTTGGGATGGCGATTGATGGCGCGGCCGATGTGGGTCCAGGCACCGGGGTGCTCGCGGTAGGCAACGCGCAGCGCGGCGTCGCGGGCGGTGGTCCAGCCTCGGACGAGGGGGAGGTGCAGGGTCATGGGGCGGCCTCCTGCGCCTGCAATCGCTGCACTTCCCTCGCCTGTTGCACCGGCGGGCTGGCGTCGCGGATTGCGGCTAGGGCTGCATCGTGGAGGGGCTTCGGCTGCCATGTCGGCGTAGTAGTTTCAACGCGATGCGACGCAGCGGCTCCGGCAGGCATCGCGGTGCCGCGCGCCACCGTTTCGCGAACCCGCTGGATTTCCGCTTCGGTTGGGCCGGTTCGGGGCGCTTCGGTGTCGCCGGTAATTTCCCGATAGGCGGCCGGCGATTGCTGGCGAACGAGGCTGAGGACGTGCTTGCGGTCGCATCCCTCCTGGCACCGCCGCCAGTAGTACCCAACCCAAAGCCGATCCATTTCGTCCAGGTGTTGCAGCCGTTCGTCTGTGAGCGCGACCAATGGCGCCGGTCGATGCTCGCGCCACCAGTCGCCGACACCACGCCGGATGGCATCGTAGCTCGGAAACCAGTCGTTGCCGGTAGCGCAGGCGCGGAGGCTGTCGGACGTGAACGCGCTGCTGGGGAAGTCGGCCGAGAGCAACGTCGCGTAAGTTCCGAGCGCCTCGCGAGTGGGGCGCTGCTCGGCCGGATGACGGGTCACGTCGGCCAGGGAGGATATCCAGCCGGCGATGATTTTCAACTCGCTCGGGGTCATTGGAGTGTCCTGTTTGCGGCCCGCGCAGCCAGCGCGTCGATTTCAGCGAGGCTTGGGAGGTCGAGTTCGTCGCGCAGATTTTGCATCGCGTTCCGGGATGGTTTTCGCGACGGCAACCGGTCTGCCTCGCGGCGACACCAGTTCCGCCACGTCGCCGGCCAGTCCAGTTTCGCCGCATTGGCGCCGGCCGAGGCGTGCC